GGAGTTCACGGGAAAGAAGGCCGAGCTCGTGGAGGAAGGAGAACATGACTGACGAAGACGGTCGCCACGATTACTATGACTTGGTGGGCGTTCCGAAAGGACGCCCCAGGAAGCAGCTCAACAAGTACGGCGTGAAGATGGTGACCAAGCTCGCCAAGATCGGGATGAACGTCAAAGAGATATGCAATTACATGGAAATGGACGACAAAACCATTTATTCTTCGCATAATCGCAAGCTTTTCTCCGATGCTTATCAAAAAGGACGCTCCGAACTCAATCATGGCCTCCGTGCGGCGATGGTGAAAAAGGCCGTCATGGACGGGAATCCGACGATGCAGATATTCCTTGCCAAGAACCTCCTCGGCATGGCAGACAACCCGATGCAAATTTCGGAGGAGGTCTCCCCGATGGATGAGTTCGCTAAGACGTTCGCTCAGACGGAACGCAGGCTCAGGAAGCAGGCTGAGGTCGATGACAACGATACTCCCTCCGACTAATCTGGACGCATGCCGCAAGGTGCGCGAGGGCATGGAATCCCATGCTTTCCTCAACGTCTGGGAGGGTGCGGTCAGGTCCGGAAAGACGGTCTTCGCGCTGATGGCATTCGCCAATTATGTCATCAGCTCCAAGGAGCGTTCGTTCCTCCTCTCGGGGAGGACGGTCAAGACCATCGAGAAGAACGCCATCCTCGACGACTACGGCCTCCTCAGCCTGATCCCTGGGGCCAGATATCGCAAGGTCGGAGAGGCCCGGGCCATCACGCTCCGTGCCAACGGCATCGACAAGATCATCAATGTGGTCGGAGCCTCGGACATCCGCGCATACATGCAGATCCGTGGAAACACTTACGCCGGATGGTTCGCTGACGAGATCAATATGCACGACCCGGAGTTCGTCTCCGAGGCCCTGCGTCGTACAGCCATGTCCCACGACAGGAGGCACTTCTGGACCCTGAACCCGGACAACCCCTATCATTGGGTGTATGTGGATTATCTGGACAGGTATTCCGAGATGACACAGAGCGAGCTCGACAAGCTCGGGGGATATCGTTGGTGGCATTTCACGCCGAAGGACAACCCCGCGATGACCCCTGCGATGATCCAGTCCCTTGGGATGCAGTACCCCAAGGGAACGCACCTGTACGACAGGTACATCCTCGGACTCAGGTGCATGGCAGAAGGTCTGATCTATCCGAAGGTCAATGCATCCTTCTTCAGGGACTTCGATATCTCGAAGGTGGATATCCGCTATTGCGCTATCGACTTCGGAACCGATCACCCGACCGTGATGGCCTTCGGAGGCATGTTCAACGGCAACAAGCAGGACTGGCGCATGGTCGCCGAGTATTTCGATGAGAAGAGCGATAAGACGACCTACGACCACTATGTCGGATTCCTGGACATGTGCAGGAAGCTCGGTGCGGACCCGAACAGGATCACTATTGCCATCGACCCCGCCGCCAAGGTGCTGAGGCAGGAGTTCATTCAGCATGGCCTACATGCGGTCAGGGCTGTTAACGACGTGCTCCCCGGGATCGACTTCACCCGTAGGGCCATTTACGAGGGGCGCTTGATCTTTCACGAGTCCATGAAAAAGACCCTAAAGGAGTTCGGGACCTATTCCTGGGACCCGAAGGCCAGTGAGCGCGGCGAGGACAAACCTATTAAAATATACGACGATTGCATGGACACAGTGAGATACTTCGGCTACACATTCATCAGGCCGATGGTCAAATGGTGATTCGATGATTTCAGATCTATATCAATATATCATCCCCGACACATCGGGGATTCCCCTCGCGCCACGTATCAGAACACAGAGCAAGATCACTCCCGAGAGCATCCGCATGGCAATGAACCGCTGGGTGTCCTACGACATGCGCTTCCGTCAGCTCTATTATGCCTATGTCGGGCTGAAGCCCGCAGACCTGGCCCTGATAGCCACGGGCGGAACCAGGAAAAAGGACGAGGCAGTGATGTCGAATTTTTGCCGGTACATCGTTGAATCGTTGAAGGGATACATCGTCGGCAACCCGCCCGAATACGAATGCGACGATGAGGACATGTTCGGGAAGGCCATCCTCGACCTGTTCCGTAAGCAGAACAAGCAGCAGGTCGATGCGGACCTCATCCAGGACATGAGCACATACGGTCGTGCCTTCGAACTGGTCTATCTCGGCGATGACGGCACGCCCAAATCCACCGTGGTATCACCGAGGGACGCATTCGTCGCATACTCAGGGGATGTGGAGCAGGACAGCATATTCGGGGCCGTCAGATACGCAGAACCGCATGACAACGGCACCACTACCTACCGCCTGTACCTCTATACCTCCAGTGACATTCAGCAGTGGACGTCGGGGTCCGCCGAGGGCCCGTGGAACCTGGGATCCTCCGAACCTCATCCGTTCGGCCGTGTCCCGCTCATCGAGTACGCGAATAACAAGGAGTACATGGGCGATTTTGAGAGCATCATTGCCCTCCAGAATCTGTACAACCGTACCCTATTGAACCGTGTCGCGGACAAGGACGCATTCGTCAAGTCGATCCTCATGGTCTCGGGCTCCGTCCTGGGCATGACGCCCGATGAGGTCAAGCAGTCCCTCGGCGTGGTCAAGGACAACCGCGTCCTCCAGTTCGACAACGACGGCTCGACCGCAAGCTATCTGGAGAAGAGCATGGACGAAACGGGCGTGCAGGTCCTCCAGGACCAGATAAAGAACGACATACACAAGTTCAGCATGGTCCCCGACCTCAGCGACGAGCAATTCGCTAACAATGCCTCCGGGATCGCGATGGAGTATAAGATGTTCGGAACTAATCAGATGGTCGCGAACAAGGCCATCCAATTCCAAAAGGGATTTACCCGCCGTTGCAAGCTTTACGATTCTGCATTGAACCTGATGGGAGACGGTGAGGCATCCGCCGACATCGCGTCCATGCACATTATCTTCCGTATCAACACTCCGCAGGACCTCGCAATACTCGCCACCCCGCTCACCCAGCTTGTCCAGGCAGGGATTGTGTCCAAGGACACCGCCAGGCGTGCTGTCGCGCTGGTCAGGGATGCGGATACAGAGGGTGAGGTCGTGGATAAGGAGGCCGATGCCCAGGCGGAGAGGGACCGCGCCGCATTCGAGGACGATTATTCAACGACACCGCAGACCATGGACAACGATCCGTCGCTCTGACGGAGGGACGACGAAGAGGACACCATATGAGCCTGGAAGACGACATGGAGGCGAAATCCGCCAGCTATCAGGCGCGCAGGCCCGAGCTCCAGAAGATCATGCTCAGGGCCATCAAGCGCGGGGTCAGAACGTCCGAAGCCAGGATGAAGAGCATCCTTCGGAACATGCAATACCAAGGCGGATTCCGGACGAAAGCGCAGGCGAAGGCATGGTTGAATGCGCCCGTGCCCTCGGACCTGGTGCACATGCTCATGTCTGACGCGGAGGCATTGGAGGAACCTTATAGGACACAGGCCCTGAAGACGATAAATCGTAAGGCCTACGCATACCGGTATAATCGGGAAAAGGTCCTGAAGGATGCGTTGAAGATCCAGGAGAGACGCATATCCGCCGAGATCGTCGCTAAGGCCACACCCACCCTGACAGGTGTCGCAGCGGAGGCCTACGGGCGTTCGATGTTCGGTCTTCAGAAGCAGCTCAAGGTCGGATTCACATTGTCGGAGATCCCGGAGACGTTGGTCAAGCAGGCCGTCACGTCGCAGCTGTCGTTCACACGTTCGCTGGACTTCATCAGCAGCGTGACCGTTCCGATGCGCGAGGCATTGATCGAGGGCATCCTCACAGGGAAGAACACCGACGACATCGCACGCGACGTCAGGACCGTTTCGGGCAAGGCGCAGTGGGTCTCCAAGGCATTCGCCCGGACCGCGCTGACCGAGGTGTCGAATGAGGCAGAGAAGAAGACGCTGGAAGAATCGGGCCTCAAGCGTTATCGTTATCTCGCGACGCTGGACGAGAGGACATGCCCCGTGTGTGGTCGTCTCGATGGGAGGGTCTTCAACCTGGACGATGCTCAAAAGGGCGTGAACTTCCCGCCGATGCACCGCAACTGCCGTTGTGTCCACACCGCCGTACTGACCGAGGAGCTCCGCGACAAGTACAAGCGCAGGGCCCGCGATTCCGAGGGCAGGAGCATCTTGGTCCCCCAGTCCATGACCTATGACCAGTGGCGCGAGAAGTTCCTTAAAACGGACGGAAAGGGCCATTAAACGGGAATTGTTTTTATACTGTCGAGTCAATCGTCCATCACTCACCAGGAGGTAAAACCGTGACAGACGATGAAATGAAAAAGGACCAGACAAGCGAAGAGGAGACCCAGGAACAGGAGACAAAGGCCGAGCCGAAGGAAAAGACCTTCAGCCAGGCCGAGGTCGAGAAGATGATCCAGGACCGCCTCAATCGCGAGAAGAAGGCCGCCGAGAAGCAGAAGGAGATCGACAGTTTAGAGGGCGAAGCGAAGCTGAAGGCACAGTTCGATTCCCAAATAGAGCAGATGCGCTCCGAGAGGGATGAGGTGCAAAAGGCCCTTCGCATTGCCAATGCAGGCGTCGAACTTTCGAAGCTGGGATTCAGTCCCGACTTCGCACCGATGATGATCGGAGAAGATGAAGAGGCGACCAAGGCGAACATCAACAACCTGGCGGAGATGGTCAACAAACAGGTCCAGGAGATCGTTGCATCGAAGATGAAGAAGGGAGCACCTCCCGTCCCCGAGGACGCTCCGACAGAGGGCCAGGCGCTCAGGGACAAGATGAGGGCAGCCGCAGGGCTCGCTCCCAAGAAGTGATAGAAATGGCACAGAGTAATTCTAACGGACAGGCGAACAGCTTCGCCGATGTGAGCCTCGCGCTCACCGACCTCCTCGATGAGGTATATCAACAGGAATCCAAAACCGCGATGTGGACACCCAATCCCGCCCTCGTGAGGGGATTCCAGAAAAGCAAGACCGGGCAGATCGCCACCATCGCGACATCCGGACTCGGAAACTACGACCCGAACAAAGGTTATCCCCTTGGCAACGCATCACTGACCTTCGAAGATTACACTCTCAGGAACGACAGGGGCGTGCAGTACCTCGTCGATCAGGTCGATGTGATGCAGTCAGCCAATCTCCCCACGGCTTCCGCGGTCCTCGCGGAGTTCTCCAGGAGCCAGCTCGTCCCCGAGCTTGATGCGGCGCGCATTTCCGCTGTGGTCGCAAGGGCCCAGACCGATGCGACCAACCGGGTCAAGGCAGATTACACTCCCGACAAAGCGACCATGCTGAGTACCATCATGGATGCGCTGGAAGTGATCGGCAACGACACAGGCGTTGACTCCGGGATCGACATCCTGGTCAACAGGAAATACGCAGCACTGCTCAAAGGTTCCACCGAGGTAACAAGGACAAAGAACATCGAGAGCAACGCAGCGGTCATCAACAACAAGGTCACGGACATCAACGACAACCTTGTGCATTACGTCCCTTCAGCGAGGATGTACTCAGCCTTTAACTTCAAGGCGGGAACCACAGGGCCTACGGACAGCGGGTTCGAGAAGAAGGAGGATGCTGTCGAGGTCGTCGCACTGCTCACCGCACCCGGCACCGCACAGGGAATCGTGGCCCATCAGGTCACGAAGATCATCCCGCCCGACCTCGTGCAGGGCGCAGACGGTTCGCTCATCAACTTCCGTGTGTACCATGACTGCCTTGTCCCGACGAACAAGATCCCTGGAATCTACGCGATCCTTGCACCCGCAGAAGCACGAGGTACCGAGGCGGTCCAAACCGCATCCGTGATGACAAGCGGGACCGAAGGGTCGACCGCCTCGACATCAACGTGCACGACCAAGTCCAAAACCACTTCCTGAAGTCGGGGATCTATTCCCCGACAACCTTTTATATTTCCTTTTTAACATGGCCTCCACGCCACCGTTATATATTCATCATGCGATTGTCAACCATGACCGATAATGACACAGAACGTCGTCTGGCACGTCTTAGGCTCCGTCCGACACTCACAGAGAAGAGCGATGATTTCCTGGTGATGTGCCTGGAGGACTCGCTCGCATTCTTCATGGACTACACGCATAGGATCAACGACCCCGGGCAGAGGGTGGATTCGCTTATCTGCGAGCTCGCGGTCCTGCGCATCAACGCAGAGGGCGTGGAGAACGTCAGGGTTGCCAAGGAGGGCGAGGTCGAGAGGGAATGGTACGAGGCCATCCCGCCGATGATCCTTCCGAGGCTGAACGCATACAGGCTCATGGTGGGTGTCAATGCAGAGCATGGCGTATGATGTACGCAGCCTGTACCGGTACAGCCCCGACGGCCTGAGGGAGCCCAACAGAGGCGGGGCGGTCCAGAAGTGGAAGCGCGGGCGCATGTACCGCGTGAGCATGTATCCTCGGGAGAGCGTCCGCATGATCAACGAGTATGGGATCTCAGAGGACGTCCTGTGGCTGGCCATCGTCAATAACACGACGGATTTCAAGTTGGGGGACCGTCTCGGGGATGCCAAAGACATACAGTATGAGGTCATGAAGATCCGTACCTACCCCACAAGTCAACAGATGGAGGTCCGCGAGATATGGACGGAGAAATAACTATAGATATAAGCGAACTGGAGGACCTGGAGAAGGTCCTGGACCATGCTGCGGAGGGCGTGAAGGACCACCTTATGACCGACACGGGCGCACTTATCCGCGAGCTTCTGTCCACGCAGGCGAAGAACCAGGCCCCTGTCCGCACAGGAACCTTGAGGCAGATGATCCAGACCGCTGCGGACGGCAATGCTGTACGCGAGGGCGAGGAGGTCAAGAACTGCATCAAGTCGGGAGCGAACTATTCGATATTCGTCGAGTACGGAACGGGCTACATGGGAGACCCTGCCATCCCGCACACGACAAAGCGCGTATGGTTCCAGCCCAATCCGAACTACGAGCCGGGCAGAGGATCGGGAGGACCGCCGTTCATAATGAGGTTCCCTCAGAGGCCACAACCCTTCATGCGCCCGGCACTGACCGACAGTGTGGATGAGATCAAGGACATCATCGCAGGCGATGTAGAAAAGGTGTTCGAACTATGATAGACATAATCGATGATATGGTTAAGAAAGCGGGCAGATTGCTGGCATTCGGAGGGTGCGTGTATCGCGCATTCCCCCAGCTACTTGACCGCATGCCCGCGTTCGCGGTCGTGAACCCTGCGGGAAGGCAGCCGATACTGACAGATGACGATGGTTCGGAGATCCTGGTGTCCCTGACCTACACGGTCTCGATATTCGATGAGACTCCCGAGGCAGTGGATGACAGATTCCGCGAGTTGACAAGTTTATATAACGTCGCGCATATACAAAACATAGGATACAGTCCCGCATATCAGACGACCAACAACATGTACACGGCCCAGGCCACATACACGGCAAAGGTCGATAAGCGGGGACAGATCTACACGAGGTAAAGTCATGACAAGAGCAGTAACAGCACAGGGGGACAGACTGGAGGTCGAGGATGTCGTCAACTCCGGCGTCTGGAAGAAGATCGGAGAGATAAAGAGCATTCCCGAGATCGGGGAGACCGCAGTTAAATTGGACTCATCCAATCTGGAAAGCGAGATGCGCGAATACATCAAAGGCCTGAGCGATCAGAACGACCTTGAGTTTACATTCAACGCGATCCCCACAGGTATTGAGGGGTCCAATATCGACCTTATGCGCGGACTGTCCAGGAACGGAGAGTATCGTTTTAGATGGATCAGCCCCAGGCTGGGAATCCAGGTCATCTGGAGGGGGGAGTTCGCATATCGCTTCGGGGCCGGAGAGGTGGACACCGTTCGTGACCTGATCGTCACGGTCATTCCCAAGACCAGGCCCATCGAATCGCTTATCTCCTCACAATACACCGTAACCTACAACGCCAACGGTGGAAGCGGAGAGATGACCGATAAGTCCAGCCCCTACGAGAACGCGGCCATCGTCACAGTCGAGGCCAATATATTCACAGCCCCTGAGGGTAAGAAGTTCGTATTCTTCAATACGAAGACCGATGCCAGCGGGGACAGTTACGACGAGGGCGACACATTCCCGATCTACAAAGATACCACACTGTACGCGATCTGGAGCGAATGAGCATGGAGTTCACAACTTCAAAGGGCATCATTAAGACCTTCGAACTTGACATCGACAAGATCCTGGAGATGGAGGCCAAAGATCCAGATTATTCGCTCATGGATGACCTGTCCGGCCTGGATTCGGATAAGATGAGATTCTCGGCCTTCGACCGCATGGCCCGTGTGCTGGGAAGCGACCTCAAGCAGATGACCAAGGACGGGGTGACCATCGAGGACCTGATGAACATCTTTATCGAATGCCTGAAAGAGGCGGGGTTTATTTCGGAGGAGCCCGCATCAGCGAGCTCTTCCGTTCGGGACGTGTGACGGACGGACTGACAATGGCGGGGCTGGCAGAGGGGATCCCTTCCGAGACCCCGCCCCAAACGATCTGGCGCATTCTGCGTTATGATCGCGCCAGAGAGCTGGAAGACAAACGGGACACGGCACAGACGCTTACGAGATTAGCGATCGTCTTCGGGAAGGGCGGAACATTCATGGATGTCGCAGAACATCTATATCCGCCGGAGTTCCGCATCCAGCAGGAGCGGAAGACCGAGGAAGCGGAGGCCATGAATCAGAGTGTCGCCATCCTCAACCGTTTCAGGGCCGTCGCCGACAAATGGGATGATTGAAATGGTAGAAGAAACCGTCACAATTGCAATTAAAGCGAATGTCGAAGCCTTCAAGAAGGCCATGAACGAGGCCAAACAGTCCGTTAGCAAGACGGGCAAGTCCATCAAGGACAAGGCCGGCGAAATGTCCGACAGCATAAAGAAGACCGGAGAGGGTGCCAAGAAAAAGACAAGATTCTCGGGCTTCGCTGAATCTATCAAAGGCATATCTCCGGTTACGGACAAGGCCATAGGCGCAGTTGACGATATGAAGGAACGCTTCTCCAAAGCGGGGAAGGCGGGAAAGGCCGCGATGGGTTTGGCAGCCGTCGCAGTCGCAGGACTGGCCATTAAGATCGCCGTGAAACTCGGACAGGCCATCCTCAACACCACAGGAAAGCTTGCGAAGATGGCGGATCCCGTCCGTTTCGAAAAGGCCAGTTCCAAGATGCAGGAGAGTACCAAGAAGCTCAAAACATCGATAGGAGCGCTGGCCTCGCCTATATTCGAATGGATGGCCAACGCAATCTCAGCCATCGCCGACGCGCTGACATGGGTTGTCGAGAAGGTGATGCAGTTCGTCGGCATTCTTCAAGGTCTTTTCGGAATCTCATCGAAGAACAACCAATCCCTTGGGGATATGGCCGACAATATGGAAGAAGCAGGCGCGGCCGCCGATGCAGGATTGGCATCGTTCGATAAGCTGAATGCTCTCGATGTCGGCGAAATGGGCGATATGGAGCAAGCCGAGAAGACGGCCAAGCTCATGGAGGAGGCCCGCAAGAGCGGAGCCGACCTCAACAAGAAGATCTCGAACGTGTTTAAGCCAGTGACGGATTTCTTTGACAAACTGAAGAATCTGGACCTGAAGAAGATATGGGAGGACTTCAAGGCAGGGGCCATCGAAGCATGGGATGGCATCGTCGAGTATTTCGGAGGTATCTGGGAATCCATAAAGACAACTGTCCTCGGATTATGGGACAGCTTCACTGAAAAGGTCACGGAAGCGTGGGATTGGGTCCTTGCCAAGGCCACCGGGATCTGGGAGTCCGTAAAGGGATTCGTTCTCGGTCTGTGGGATTCCTTTAAGGAGAAGGTCTCTGAGGCATGGGAAGCGTGCTTGAACCGTGCCAAGGAAAATTGGAACAAAATCAAGACATTCGTCTTTGGCATTTGGGATAAGATCAAGGAGTATTTCCTCGGAAAGTTCGACGAGGCCATCGGGAATCTCAAGGCGCTCTTCAACGGGCTATGGAGAGGAGTCAAGGCCGCCTGGGATAAGGTGTATGCCCCCATCAAGTCCGCTGTGGACTGGCTGATGGGTGAGGTCAAATGGCTCTTAGATAAGATAGACTCCGTCAAGAATGCCGTCGGCGGTGTCGCCAATAAGGTCGGAGGTTTCTTCGGCGGTGTCGCCGATAAGGTCGGAGGGGTCCTCGGATTCGCCAACGGCGGGGTGTTTCAGCCGAACGATCCTAAGCTGGTCATGGTCGGAGACAACCGCAGCGAGAAGGAGGTCATATCTCCGCTGTCCACAATGAAACAAGCATTCAGGGAGACAGTATCCGAGATGGGCGGGGGGAGTCGCGGGACGACCGAGATAACCCTGACGATGGATGGGAAGGTACTGGCGAGGGCGATCTATGACGACATACAGGCCGAAGGAAACCGTAGGGGGACCGTGACATGAGGGTTCTGGCGATATCCAAGGGTGGAGCATACATCGAACTTCCCCAGCCGTCATTCGGCGGTTATACAACGCAGACACAAGAGATCGTCAAGGCGAGCAGGAACGCATTAGGCAATCTTTACAAATTTCGCATCAACACGAAGAAGACGATCGAGGTGCAGTGGAGCGGATTCACGGCGGAGGAGAAGAATCTCATTTGGTCGCTCACGTCCGACAACTCGTTCAACGTCCGCTACCTTGACGTGGAGGACGACCAGGTGAAGTACGGGAAGTTCTATCGCGGGAACGACTCCAAGGTGTCCCCGATGCTGACATTGAGGGGGCAGAGGTTCGACCTCTACGAGATAAAGATGACGCTGGTAGAGTTATGACACACACAATGCCTGAGGGATACGCGGACGTATTGGCATCGACGGACATCCGCGTAGAACCGCTGGTGTCCATCGGGACCAACATCGACATGACCGCCGCCGATGATATGATCGCAGTGGAGGGAACGTTTCTTCCCATGTCCAACCCAGCGCAGGTGTTCGATGCCAACTATCAGATAACAGAATGGATGACGACATTCGAGGGAGACGGCATCAGGACGGCGGCAGGGTTCGGGATGCTGGCCCCGCCGATATCCGCCGTAAGATATCCTCCGGAGGTCGGATTGTGGTCAGACGTCATCAGCGGGGCGGACGGGAGCATCGACTGGACGATCACGATAAGACTATCTAAGGTCCACAGCTCCGCGTTC